ATTAAATGCGGTGTTTGCTATCTTGGTTAATATAGTTGTTTTACCAACCCCTGTTGGAGCTAAAATAACACCTATCTCTCCTTTTGCTAACCCACCTTTTAATAATCTGTCAATACCTGGTATTCCCATTGGAATTGGGTGTCTATAATCCTCGTCCAATACGGTTTCCAATTCTGAAAAGATATCTGTTTGTCCTTTTTCAATTTCACCTACTTGTAAAGCCTCTCTCACTAATCCTTCAACTTTATCGTAGGATTCAAAATCACCTTGTGTGATAATTTTTTGTGCTTTGTCCATAGCCTTTTGAAGTTCCTGTTGTTTACAGAACTTTAAAGCCTTTTCTTGGACAAATTGAGTTCCTTCAAATGGAGCCTCTTTAACTTGCTTCAATGTGTCTAACACAATTTTAGCAACCATTTCTTGAGTGACCTCGGATTTAATAATTTGTTCAAGGGTTTCGAAGTTAGGCGTAGACTCATACTTAACATAGTATTCCTTAATCATTTGTAAGATGATTTTGAAGTACTTGTTGTCGAAATAAGATGCTTCGATAACGTCGATAATAGACGATGAAAAATCTTTGTCTACTACAATCTGGTTAAGTAATTGAATCTGAAAAGTGTTCCCTAAATAATCGAAATTTTTGTTCATAATTTGTTATAATGTATCCCCTGTATTATTAAATAGTTACTTACTAAGGTCAAATTCCAAATATTTGTAAGTTAATTTCTGAGTTGAAAAAATGTCAGTCAACTCTCTTAGAATCTCTTTTAAAAATGGTCGTACGTCAACCGTATAACGAACTTTTGGTGGGAAAAATTTTCCATCAAAAACTCTGTGACAAATTGTCGTGTCCCCAACCTTAATAAAAAGGTTAAAAACTTCAGGTCCTTCGGTATACGAAGTGTTCATAATTGACGGGTCGTGAGTAATGGCATCTCTGTTGTCCATCATGTAAATAACCGTTTTCATTTTCAGGTGATACTGAAGTTGGTCTTTAATTTGACTAACGGTTTCGTACAACTCTACAGAGTTTTTTGCCTTTTGGTTGAACCCTCTCACATTGAAAAATCTTTGGACCACGATATTATCGTTAAGGGTCAAAAGGAATTCCATCTTTGTGCTGTCTTGCTCTTTCATGTTTGTTTAATTTTTGTTTGTGTTTCGTTTTTCTTTTCTTGTTAATTTCATAAATGGTCGGAGGAAGTTTACCCAAGCTTCGTCGTTTTTGGGTAGATACTTGAAGAGACCGTCCTCCATCATCATTCTCATCAAGTTCTTATATCCTCTGTCGGTGGGGTCAATGGTATCGGTGTGGATTTGTTCTACAAGTTCTTTACCGTCATCGGTAATTAACGGATTGTGGAGGTCTACAATCTTTTTATTTGTCTCATAGAACTGTTCACCAAGTATACCACATTTTGTACGTCCAGTCAAAATATTTTCTAACGCTTTTGGTTTTTTCTTTTGTTGGTTATTTCGTGCCTTATCCAAGATTTCTTCGATAGTACAGGATTTCTCCAACAATTCAGGAAACAATTTGACCAAAGTCTTTTCTCCCAACATTTCTATACCATCTATGTTATCAGACTTATCCCCTGTCATAATCTTGGTTAATAAGACGTTAGTATGTGGTATATCAACCTTATTGATTGTAATCTTATCTCCATTCTTAAAGTATTGTTTTGATGTTGGAGAATAGATGGTAACCCTTTTGGATATAAGTTGTGTTAAGTCTTTGTCCGCCGAGAATATAATAATTTGTTCGTCAGTTGCGATGTTTGCATAATATGCAATTAGGTCATCAGCCTCATTATTGACCATCTCAACTTGGCGTACGAATATTTCCTCAAGGTATTGTTTAACCCGAGCTTTCTGTTGAAGATATGATTCGTACTTATACTCATTCATATCTTGTCTACGATTCGCCTTGTATTGTGGATATATGGATTTCCTGATAGATGAATTGGAGTCTCCGTCCCAAAAGACAACAACCTTATCGTGGTTGTGTTCCTCTAAGAACTTTCTTAAGATGTTGATAAAATGGTAGATTCCTCCTAAGTGGTCTCCACCATTATACAACTCTTTTACTCCGTGAAATCCTATTTTAAACAGATTGTCTCCGTCTACTAATAATGTCTTAATCACAATCTGTGATTTAAATGTGAAACAATATACTAATCTTCTTTTTCTTCTTTCAAAGTGAACTCACCATCAGAACCGATAATATCTTTCCAATAGTCAGCGTATTCTTTTTTGTAGGCCTCAATAGAGACCTTTTCTTCTGCCGCTTCTTTACCCGCCAAGAATCCGTGTGGTGTCACAATTATCTTACCATCCTCATAACCCAAACCATTAATGTGGTTTTTCATTACAGAGATTTTAGTTCTAATTGCAAACTTAATGCTTCTTTTGTCTTTTGTTGCCGTAATCTTATTAGTTCCCGCGCCTTTTTGGTTACCAAATAAAAACACCAAAGATGAGTTTAACCAAATCGCCTCACCACCCTTAGCCTTAATTTTTGGTTGACCAAACGGATTGTCTGGTAGTTCAACCCAAGGTTGGTTAACAATAACCAAAGTGTTTTCGTATTTTGAATCAGCTTTACGTGAACCTGAAATACGTTGGTTGATACCCATACCAATTTTGTCTGCAAGTGTTGATGCGTTGTGTTGTTTACCACCTTTACCTTCAAAAGTCATCTTACAAGGAACAGAACCAACTGAGTCCCATAGGAACAATAAACTATAATCTAACTCACCTTTTTCTTGAGCATCCAACAAACTATTGATGTAATCTGTAATTTGTTCGATGTAGTCAAAGTTATTATTGAAGATGTAAAATCCATCCCAATCTAATTCCCCTGTCTCTTCATCAACAACCTCTTCACATTGGAATCCCATCAACTTAGCGTGTTCAAAACTCCATTTTTGTTCTGTGATGATGAATACAGGAAGAATTCCTTTTTTCTGAGCATCTACCGCTGTTTTTACCAAGGCAGTTGTTTTACCTGTGTCTGAGTGACCAAGTAACATATTTAAATGTCCAATGGCTGGACCTGGAAGTCCAACGGCATCCAAGAAGTCAGGACCCAAATCAAAAAATCTTTGTGGTTTATATTTTGCTGAAGTGGAAAACTTCTTTTTTAAACTTTCGAAATCGTTTTTCTTAATCGCCATTTTGTATTTTTTTTATGTTTGGTAGTTTGTTTGCCTTTGGTCCTTTATAGAAGATAGGGTCTTCCTCATATAAGGAACCTACTTCTTCTTCGTGAAAGGTTACTAATCTATGATTAAGTTCTCCCTCTTCACCTTCTCTCAACATACCAAACAAAACTGTATCACCAATTTGTTTACCTCTTCCTGAGAAGTAACTTTTATCTTTTAACTGACTTAAAATTTCATAGGATAATATTTTATTATCTCTTAATTGTAAATCAATTTCTTCTTTAAACGTCATGTAAAAAAAATTAAAGGGTGGGGGATTCCCACCCTTGTTATAAATTAGAACGGTAAATCACCGTCTGGTTCGTCATTAACTTGTGGGTCAACTGACTTAGCGGATGACTTTGGTTTTCCACCACCAATAGAAGTTTCTTCTACTGAGCTATCACCATATACATAACCACCTTTTTCAGAATCCCATTTTGGTGTTTCCCCTCTTGCGATTGCCTCAAGATATTCAACAGGTTTTTTTGAATATACATCCAACCATGTTAACTCATCAGTAATCCACTCTTTTGCTGTATCAGCATCTTGGTGAACTGTAGTTGGGTCGTCATACATAATAGTCGAAACTGTAGTGTATTCTTTACCCTTTGGAGTTTTGGCTTTTGCCAACTCGATGATTAAATCACGACCTGTTTCAGCATCAGTGATGTCACCTTTGTTTCTCCAAATAGGAATAATTTTATCAAGAATACCATCATTCTTGTAGTTGTGTTTAAATCTCCAGAATTTTGGACCGTCTTCTTCGTGGTCTCTGTCGATAACTTTAACAATGTAGAATTTACGAGATTTGTACTGTTTAGCCAATTCTTTGTCAGATTCTTTACCAGTTGACATCAACTCTTCGTAAACCTCATTTAAAGGTGAACGTTCGTTGTCGTTTTTTCCTGGGTCGTAGAACTTCTGCCATTGACCTCCCACTTGGATTTCGTGATACCAAGCTTCTTTAAATGGTGATGAACCATCTGGAGTAGGAAGAATTCTTACTCTTCTTTGTCCTGATTTTTCTTTATCTCCAAGGATTAAAGCGAAATACTTTTTCATTCTTTCGTCTTGCGACATTTTTGATTGGGCCCCGCCCCCGATTTGATTTTTTTCGTACTGTGCCAATACGGCGTCTAATGAACTCATGTTTTTTAATTTTTAATTTGAGAATTTGTTTATACAAGTATAGTTTAAAGTGTGACTATAGTCAAATGAAAAAAGGTACCGTTGGGTACCTTTTATATATTTTGTTCAGATTATCTGAACGATGTTTTATAAGCTTCTTTTTCCATTCCTCCTCCTGGTTGAAATGAATTTTTGATGTCATTAACATTAATATCGGTAACCTCGTCTGAAGTTAAAACATAATCATTTTTTCCTGTCTTTTCCATTTCTTCTGATTTATCATCAAAGAATTGTGAAAGTTTTTGGTTAAACGGATATGAATCATATGTTCTTAATTCTAACTTTTCTTGAGGGGTTTTCTCTCTATATTTCTCAATCTTATTTTCAAGTGAGTTAAGTTTATTCATAATATTATCCATTTCACCTAATTTAGATTGTAAATCATTAAGTTGGTTGAATAAGTTGTTGAAATAATCTTCTTGTTTCTTTTCAATATTTTTTTGAGAGTCAACTAATTCTGTAACATCTAATTCTTCAGAACCTTCTCCTTCGTCTCCTTCTTCGGATTTACCTTCGTCGTCAAGTTTCTCAACGTCAGGGTCATTCTCAACATCAATAATTTGAGGTGCCGCTGGTGGTACCGCCTCAGCAGGTGCTGGTGGAGGTGTTGCTCCAGCCTCAGGTGCCAATGCCCCTAATGCATCTTCAGCAGGTGGGGGTGGTACTGCGGCTTGTTCCATGATGTACTGATTGATACTTCTATATCTTTCAATCTCACTAATAATTTTTTTATCTAAACTCATTTTTTATCCGTTTAATAATGTTTTTATTCCGTTACCAGTTTCAACCATTACTTGTTTATTAACATAAGTATTGTTTTGAACTCTTTCTATTAGACCGTCTCTTTCTCTGACGATGTAACAAACACCAGTATCTAAATCACAAACTTCTTTAGTACCATCTCCCAGGTCTCTATCAGAAAAGTTTGTTCTTTTTCCTAAATAGTTGTCTATTGCTTCTTTAATGTTCATATGAATCTTTCTATATAAATATATTGTTATGCTATAAAGTGAAGGGCTCACTCTTTGCTGTAAATGTTCCTGGCACGTCCGCATTATTATAAGTTACAGATAAAACAAATCTCCCTGAATTTTTCACATCGATAACGTTTGTATATTTGGTGTCAGGAGTATTGGTTATTGTTATGTTTTGTACCGATGTTTGTTCGTTTGACTTAACAACCTCAACTTTAGTTATTACACAACGAGAACAACTGAATCTATAAGTAATGTACCCACCATCAGGTCTTTTTATATTGTAATATTCTTTACCATTATAATTAGGTAAATCAACGTCTTCACTTCTTTGTATAGAAACTAAAGAACCTTCGGGTTGAACCGTGTTTCCTGTTGATGGAACAACGATTCTGAAATTATAATCTCTAGTGAAATCTTGAGGGTATTTTACTTTGTCCGCAGGTCTAGCATACAATTCAATTGTTGTACTAATTTCAAGTCTATTTCCATCCTCCATTTCAATATCCTGTTCAAACGCTTTATCAATAAACGCTTCTCTTGTTATTGAGAATGTTTGACCATCAGGTGACACGAATCCTTCAAGCGCTTGATATGTACCTTCGCTTGGCGTGTATCGTTTAACCGTGTTGTTCGGTCCAATTTCTATCGCATCAATCCTATAATTGTACCTTGGCTGGTCATCTATTTTCCAAACACCGACCCCTTCAACAGGATTTACTTTTACTGTCAAAATTCCGTTACCAAGTTCACTTGATGTTTTATCAGTTAATATTAATGGGCTTTGTGCAGTATTTTGTAAATTTGGGTTTGTAGTAGTAACTGTCGTTCCTGTTGTACCCGTTGTTGCTGAAGATGGTGGAACTGCGTTGGCATTAGTAGGGTTTTGGAACGCGCCTGGTGATGATGCGGTAGATGCGGAAATTGCTGGGTCATAGGTGAATAATCCAGTAGGACTATATAAACCATATTCACCTACCGCCGCAACCTTGGTCTGAACTTTAAATGTTCCTGTTCCAAATTTTGGTATTGATAATCTTAAGGTATTTTCATTCAAGAACGTGATATCTTTAGCTAATACTTTTTCAAAAATTTGTTGTGGTTGTTGTGGTGTAACTTGGCTTGAGAAAGTAACCGCACTTACACTCGCCAAGTTTCTACCGTTGATTTGAATTATTGTACCAGTATTACCAGACAATGGTGTGAATGTATTAATAATCGGTGGAGGGCACGTTAATCCTGAAAGTACAGGAAGTGGTGTTGGGGTTGGTGTAACTCCTGGTGTTCTTCCTTTTGCCTCAGCATTCTTTATTGCTGTCTTGAAGTCAATTACTTTATCGGCATTAGTTAATCCGACCTCAGTCGCTGATTTTAACGCTTTATAGAACGTATCTTTTGTTTGTTTAAATTCACCAATATGAGAATCATAATACTCAGGTGTAATATTAGACTTAGGCCAAAAACAAACATAATACTTTGCAAGACCAATATCTAAAATTCTATTAACATTTGCCGTTAATCTACCAGACATAAAATTAATATACGCGTCTAAAGAT